ATGGTAGGGATTGGCGTACTAACCTAACTATGGGTGCTATTGCTAGTTGTTTAAACAATGGTATGTTAGATGAACGTGAGGATTTTAACAATGGTAAAAGTACTGTCGCTTGGTTAAAAGGTGCCATCGCTCGAGTTCTTGAAGAAAGTGTTGATGATCACGACGAAGAAGCAGTTCAAGAAAAAGCAGCAACACCTCAACCTACTATTCAGGATCGTATTAGAGAGTCTAGTTTAAAAATGACCGATGATATCGAAGATGCTTTAGATAATTTTTCTAGAGATCCAGAAGCATTTGATCCTAAAGCAATTAAAGTAATCAATCTCCTCAAAGCAAAAGAAGCCAAAGCGGCACATGCTAGGGTTATACGTGACTTTTATGTTCACGGACTTAATGAACTTGACGACCTTGAGCAAGGGCAAGATGAACAACTTAAAGAAGGTTACAGTCATTTAAGTAAATCACAAATTAAGAAACTACACACATTCTATAAAGAAATAGTTGATGCTTGTGGTATGTTAATGCAAGAATCTAAAGTAAATCGTGCACCACGTGCTAAAAAAGCACAGCCTAAAGAGAAAATTGTAGCCAAACTTAAATATCTAAAAACACACGAACAATTAAAACTTGTGTCAATTAATCCTACAGATATTATTGGTTCCCAAGAATTATGGGTTTTCAATACCAAAACTCGTAAGGTTGGAAAATATGTTGCCGCTGAGTTTAGCGAACTCAGTGTTAAAGGTACAGGTATCATTAATTTTGACGAATCTAACAGTGTACAAAAAACTCTTCGTAAACCAGAAGAACAGCTTAAAGAATTCAAAGACTCGGGCAAGGTTCAATTGCGTAAGTTCTTAGAGGATATCAAAGCTGTAGATATCAAGCTCAACGGGCGTATTAACGAAGATACAATACTACTTAAAGTACAATAAATACACATAGTGATACCTACAAAGCGGGCATCAAGCTCGCTTTTTTGTTACGGATAAATACATTACTATGAATAAAAACAACCTCGATCAAGCCCTAGCCGCCTTAGGCGATGCCTTAAAAAGCCAAGATACAGATCTGCTTTCCGGTGACCCGTTGGCAATAGTTAAAAAAATTCCTCAGAGATCGTTATCCGGAGATCATATCGATGGTGGAAAAATTATCAGATTCAACAGCCAAGGAATTAGCGATCAAGCGACAAAAACTAAATTAACCATTACAGACGATGCTGTTAATATTTCCGAATTAAAAGTTGGTGTTGTTAAAGACAATCTTAAGGTCGAAGGTAAAACCGAATTAGAAGATGTTATTGCTAAAACTATCAAAGTTGATACTATCGAAGCAGCTAATATTATCGGTGAAATCAAATACGAAAAAGATATTTCTGTAATTTTTAACGGTAGTGATATTCACGGTAAAGGTATTTTGTGGACAGGTCACGGTAATGCTAAACAACTTGTTTACAATAGTAATCCCGATAGAATTTTCTCTAGTGAATCTATTGATATACAAAAAGGTAAATTCCTTTCAATTAATAATATCAAAGTTTTAGATGAATTAGAATTAGGTCCTACTGTTACAAAGAGTAATCTAAGAGAAGTAGGCAAATTACGAGGATTAATTGTTAATGGTTCGTTCAATGTTAACGATTATCTTTTCTATAATGCATCGTCAGATCGTCTAGGACTTGGTACTGAAGAACCAAATGCCGCTCTTGAAGTCGTTGAAAATCTAGTCTCAGTATTATTAGGCAGCAAAGATGCAAACAGAGGTATGGTTGGCACACATGCTACCCATCCGTTTGATATTATCACTGATAACACTCCTAGAATTTCTGTAGCAGCTAACGGTGATATATTATTAGGTAATAAAAATTCTTTACCGGTGTTCGTGAACGTTCACGGAACGTTAGGGGTTAATGTATCTACTCCAGATGCAAGAGCTCAACTACATGTAAGTGGTGCTATTAAATTCAATGATAAACTACATCTAAGTGGTGACGAACCTCCAAGAAACGGTGTATACAATCTAGGTGACATTGTTTGGAATTCAAATCCTCAACAAAGACAATATGTTGGATGGGTCTGCACTAAAGCAGGTAGTCCAGGCGTTTGGAACTCATTCGGCGAAATTAGATAACGTGTTATTGGTTATAGGCAATGGCGAGAGCCGTAAGCATATCGACCTAGAAATTTTCAAAAAAGATCATATCCTGATCGGATGTAATGCTATCCATAGAGATATCGAAGTTGATCATTTGATCTGTTGCGATAAAAGAATGGTCGACGAAGCATTGAAAAACAATGTTCAATCTACTATCTATATTCGAGAAGATCAAGCACCGTTATTTCCTCAGTTAACTATCGTTCCTCAATTACCCTATCGAGGAGAAGAAAAGAAAGATCAATCCGAACATTGGAATAGTGGACCTTATGCTGTCTTACTTGCGGCAACTTTAGGGTTTGATGATGTAAAACTATTGGGATTTGATCTATATCCTTCAAACGATAAAGTAAACAACATTTACAAAGATAGTCCTAACTATTCTAAATCAAATTCAAAACCTATAAATTATTCATTTTGGATATATCAGATATCTAAAATATTTGAATACTATCCTAACATAAGATTTACAATTTTAAATCATCAAGATTGGGCTATGCCTAATCAATGGATATTACCAAATGTAAAATTTCAACCACTTAATGGTTGATCTATAAATACTTTTCTTGTATACTATACAAAGTGGTCTACGACATTCACCCCACTTTAAATATTCTGCGTGTTATCAAACTTACATTGAAAGGACGGCAAGAGATGACTTGGATTATAGATAAAACATTTGAATTCTGTTATGGACACAGAGTTTGGACACAAAAACTAAATGGTGAATATGCGGCAGACTTGAAGTGTGCGTGTAGACATCTTCATGGTCATGAAGGTAAGATGCAGGTATATCTAAAGAGTCCAACAGGTACTTTAGATCCAACTGGTATGGTAACTGACTTCCGACATCTTGAATGGTTAAAGAAATGGATCAATGAATATATTGATCATCAGTTTGTATTAGACAAGAGCGATCCGTTGTATAATCAAATCATCGGCAATCGTGGGTTGGTTCCGGTATTAGTTCCGAACACAGACCATGTAGCAGGTTGGCAGTTAGACCTAACAGGCCTAGATCCTAACACACCAGAGTATGAATACTATGAAGGATTCATGATCGTTGACTTTGTTCCAACAAGTGAAAACTTATCTAGTTGGATGGCAGAACTAGTAGACATTAAAATGAAACCATTGAACGTAACAGTTGATCATATTGATTGGTGGGAAACTCCTAAATCACGTAGTGTGTTCTATAGAGACTAAATGTTTCAAAAAGCATGGCATATATGGGCTAAAGCCTTTGGCCAAAAAGAGGACAAGACTAACGAAGAAGCTAATCGTATTGCATTAATACGAACCCTTATAGTCTTGTTTTATATCATCACTAACTGCTTAATCATAGCAGGGGTAATCAGACACTGGTAATGGAATCAACCAAAGAAGAGCGTAGAAGACTAAAAGCAGAGCGCAGACTTGAGAAAGCTGGGGCATCTTCACCGATTGTAGAAACTCCTCTAGTACCTGTGCAACATATCAACTCCGGAGTCACAGTCCTATGTGTTAAATTTGGTAACAAGTATGGCGACGACTATGTAGAAAGATTACGTAACATGGTCTCAAGACACATGACCATACCTTATGAATTTGTATGTCTAACCGATAGTCAGCATCAACTACCCGGAGTAAGGATGGTAGTGCAGCCCAATGCTAATTATCAAAGAGGATGGTGGCATAAGGTTCACATGTTTGATCCTACCTTGCCTTTAGGAAATAGGATTTTGTATTTTGATCTAGATGTGATAATCCATAAAAATATCAATAAATTGATTACAACATTCTCCGATGACTTCTTAGGTATTTTAGATTTCAATAGAAAATTTCATCCTCATTGGAATAATCTTAACAGCAGCGTTATGTCATGGAATCATGGAACCCAAAAACATATTTGGGAACGATTCCAATCTAATCCTAGAGAAGCTATGAAATTACACGGTGATCAAGATTGGATATGGAAACATGCTAAAGATCGAATCAAATGGTGGCCTAGAGAATGGATACAGAGCTACAAATGGGAAATACGCAGTAGAAGTGATTTGATTTTAATGAGTGGCAAAAGGAAATTTAAAAGTGATGTCCATGATCCAATAATACACCCAGAATGTTGCGTAGCGGTATTTCACGGTGATCCAAAACCTGAAGATGTTAAAGATAAATTTGTAGTTGACAATTGGTATTAATGATGTTATACTGTAAGTATGACTAAACGAATAGGCTTTGCCTGCAAATGGATCAATGATCCTTCCGAAGTTGACGGAATGAAAATCAATGCTCGTGACCGAGACTTAAATACAGGTGCTACCACAGTTAGGTGGTTGCGTGAACATCCTCAAGAAGCAGAACAGCGGCTTTGGGATTTAATGAAACGAAACATTGAAGCCTGCTACAAATTAGTAGATAGGGTAGGGACATTAGATGAAAATCTTAGAATGGTACGACTCAGCAGCGATATACTTCCTGTATACACTGAGCCTAGTTGGAAGTGGTTTTGGCGGCAGCCCGATGTCAGAGCCTTTGCAGAAAGAGAGTTTGCCCGAGTCGGTGATTTGGCTAGGAAGAGTGATGTTAGGCTCAGCTTTCATCCTGGGCAGTTTTGCGTGTTGGCGTCTGATAACCCTGACATTGTAGAACGATCAATAGAAGAATTTGAATATCACGTAGACATGGCTCGATGGATGGGCTATGGCAAAACATTTCAAGACTACAAGATCAATGTACACATCGCAGGACGCCAAGGTCCACCTGGTGTTAGAGCAGCATTGAGCCGCATGACTCCTGAAGCAAGAAACTGTTTGACAATTGAAAACGACGAAATGACCTGGGGCATTGACTCCAGCATAGAATTGGTAAATGACTGTGCCTTAGTGCTTGACATTCATCACCATTGGGTAAAAACTGGAGAATACATTGAAGCTACTGATGACCGTGTTAAAAGGATTGGCGATAGCTGGCGTGGTGTTAGGCCTGTTATACATTATAGTGTATCACGGGAAGACTGTCTTATTGACCATCCCGGACACATCCGTCCCGATCTTCCGTCCCTCTTAGAGCAAGGTTACAAAAAAGCCAAACTTCGAGCACACAGTGGATTTTATTGGAACACTGCGGTAAATGATTGGGCCTTGACATTCTTAGAATCGTTTGACATGATGTGCGAGTCAAAAGCGAAAAATCTCGCAAGTTTTGCACTTCATCAACGAGCACTAGAAAAGGGATTAGTGGGTAATTGATTCTGGTACAATTTGCTCCTTGGAGTGATCCACACCTAATAGACTACTTTGTTGATCGTGTGATGACGCCTGTGCGTGAAAACGGATCGTGGGATTACAGTGATTTTCAAGATGGTGATCCTGTAGAACTGCGCAAGAAGTTTTACACTATTGCTAAAGAATTAGGATATCCTATGGAAATAGGCAAGGATGCCCGTGCTACACTTTACCTTTGGATGGACGAAACTATATTAGAACAAGAAGTTAAAAGCCATAAAAAAAGCCCTTAACGGGCTTTTCTTTTATTTAGACTTTTTAGTAATTTTTTTAGCAGGAGCTTTTTTAACTGCTGCTTTTTTAACTGCGGGCTTTTTAGCCGCTGGTTTTTTCTTAGCTGCTGTTTTAGCCTTAGGTTTAGAAACTGTTACAGTTTCGATTGCTGGTGTGCTAATACCAAAAAGTTTTTTTAAAAATAAAATCATTTTGTTTCTCCTTGTGATATTATTTACATCATGTTAAAATAGTTAAATACAAATATGACTTTAGACTTTATTAAATGGACCACTAATCAACCTGTGCTTACTGAAGCAAAAGAAGAGGGTAAATTAGTGCAAGAAAAACTAAAATACGCTAAAGGCGATTTAGATCCCTGCGTCTCTGAAGATACTATCAACTATCATTACGGAAAATTAGCCCGTGCTTATGTAGATAGATATAATGCAGGAGAAGGTGATCCAGACTTTAATGCAGCAGGTGCACAATTACATAATATATTATTTGCACAATATCAAATTCCAAAATCATCAAATCAGCCCGTAGGAATTTCTAGTGAATTCATAAGCGAGCATTTCGGTGATTTCGATAAGTTTAAAGAAGAATTCCTAAAAGTAGCAATGGGAATACAAGGTAGTGGATGGGCCTATCTTGCTAAAAATGGTAGTATCAAAACTATCAAAAACCATCAAACAAGGAGCGATATAGTCTTACTGATCGATTGGTGGGAACATGCCTGGGCATTAGATTATCAAAGTGCCAAAGACAAATACCTAGAAAATCAATGGAAGATTATAGATTGGTCAGTAATCAATGACCGTTTACATGGAGGATAATTTATGTTATCAACAATTTTATTAGTTTTAGTAGGTTTATTAATTGGCTGGAATACCACACAACCAGCGGTAGTAGCAAATCTTGTTGCTAAAGCAAAAGATCTACTAGGAAAGAAATAATATGGCATATTCAGAAAAGGTACTAGATCATTATGAGAATCCTCGCAATGTAGGTAGTTTTTCTAAAGAAGAACCAAACGTCGGCACAGGTATGGTGGGAGCACCTGCCTGTGGTGATGTTATGAAACTACAGATTAAAGTTGATGACACTGGAGTTATTACTGATGCGAAGTTTAAAACTTATGGTTGCGGTAGTGCTATTGCCAGTTCTAGTCTTGTCACAGAGTGGCTCAAGGGCAAGACACTTGACCAAGCAACTGCAATTAAAAACTCAGATATCGCTGAAGAACTCTCGTTACCGCCCGTCAAAATACATTGCTCGGTGCTTGCAGAAGATGCGATTAAAGCAGCGATAAAAGATTATCAAACCAAACATGATCTCGTTAACTGAACTAGCTGCAGAAAAAGTTAAAACCCAGCTAGAGCATAGGGGAAAAGGACTAGGTATCCGTGTAGCCGTTAAAACTACTGGATGCTCTGGACTTTCTTACGTTATGGAATATGTAGATGTCCCCTTGCCAGAAGACACGAGCTTTGTTAGCCGCAGTATACACGTATTTGTAGATCCTAAAAGTCTAGTTTATGTAGATGGAGTTGAAATGGATTGGGTTCGCAATGGACTTAATGAAGGGTTTGATTTTAAAAACCCTAATGAAAAAGCTCGCTGTGGTTGCGGCGAGAGCTTTACAGTTTAATATCTACCTACTGGTAAATCTGTACTAGCAGGCATATCCCATATTTTCTTCTGTTCAACACCTTTACGTTGAGCAAATCTCTTAGGATCACACTCGCTGCATACATGGAAGTAGTTGTTACTTAAACGTTTAGCATCCATGTGTTTCAAATCTCTATTAAATTCTTTATCACAATTATCACATCGTAAGACAGCTACGGTCTTATAGCGATAGTATTCATGTGATGTACCTAGCTTGCTGACCCTTGTATAAGCGTTTTTTGTACGATGTTTTCTTAAGAACATATACGTATTTACATTCGGCTTACAAAATATTCGGATAAATATTTTAGCAATCATTTATCGTAGGGTATACCATGGCACGTAAAATTATAGATATCGGTACAGTAGGTAATGATGGTACCGGGGACAGTATTCGAGACTCGTTCCGCAAGGTCAACGACAATTTCAGAGAGTTATACAGTTCATTAGGGCTAGGAGAAGGATTAACTTTCGTTGGTTTATCCGACGTATCTCCAAATACCTATATAGGACAAAATGATCCAGATACAGGATCTACTCCGCTAGTCACAGTTAACAATACAGAATCAGGATTAACATTTAAAAGATTAGTTCCTGGTGTGGGTATTGGTATTGATTTCACAGCCAACGGTGGTAGTGAAATTGTAATTAATTCCGAATTCTCAGAAATTTCAGCAGATACAAGTCCGCAACTAGGCGGCAATCTATCAGCCAAATCAGGTACTAATCAATATCGCATCAGAGATTTAGTTATTCCGATAACCGACGATGAAGCTGCTAACAAAGATTACGTTGATACAAAATTATCAAGAGCTGGTGTTGATGCTATCGACCCTGCCACAGGATTTGTCACAACATCATTAGGCCGCATGAGCGGTCCTTTATTACTTTCTCGAGATCCAGAACCAGAAGACGATGAACTATACGACGGGCTGGTTGCTGCTACTAAACGATATGTTGATAACTCAGCTTTTGGTTCCGTAGCCAATTTATATGTTGCTACGTCAGGTCAAGACGAAAGAACCGGCGTTAGCAAAGAGTTCCAAGGTCGTGCATTAGCCTACGCTTATCTTACAATTGAAGCAGCATTAAAACGCGCAGAAGAATTATTATTAGAATCACGTGTAGAACTAGGTCCTTACAAAAAACGCCTAACCTACGGTAACGGAGTCTTTCCTTGTACATTAGATAAGATCGATACATCGCCCACATCTGGCAGTTTATTCGACGGTACTGTTGAAATGAGTGTCGATACAGCTACTCTAAATGGTATCGGTACTAATTATTTCCCTGGCGACATTTTAACTATTTCTGGTGGTACTATTCCATTGGGTGGCGAAGCATGTCGAATTGAAGTTTTAACAACCCTTACAACTCCAGGAGCTATTTCTACATTTAGAATAGTTTCTTCTGGGGTGTACGGAGATCCAACTTTACCAGGTCCTATAGGAGTAGTAACTACTATATCAACCTCAGCAGCACCAGCTTTGATCGGTGCTATTGGTACTGGGGCTACGTTTGATGTTACTTACAAAGTAAACAGTGTTAATATTACTAACCAAGGGTCTGGATACAGTTTAGTATCAGTACGTATCGAAGGCGGTGGTGGTGCAGGTGCGTTTGGTACTGCTGAAGTTATTGGTGGAAAAGTAGTTGGTATAACAATCACCGACCAAGGTAGTGGCTTTACTAGTATTCCTACACTATCTGTTGACCTACCTCGATTCTTTGTATTCACAAATAACCAAAGAACGGATTTCACAGGTGATGTTTTAAGTGGAACTCCTGAATCATTCCGTGGCAGAGATATCCGAGAAGGATTATATTTACGTGGTGAAACATCAGGTGCATTGGCACAGATACTAGCACACAGTGGTGAACTTTCTACAGGTGCTGGATCATATCCAGTAGGTACGGCCGGTAGTGAAATATTTGATGTTGATATACAATACGGTACATTTATTGAAGGTGAAGAACTTTCCTACGGTGATGTCACAACACTGACACAAATTTCTGTATTGATTGAAACTGGTATTTACGAAGAAAACTATCCGTTGAAGGTTCCGCGAAACGTTGCTATTATTGGTGACGAATTTAGACGTGTAATTATTAAACCACGTACAGGCACCAGTTCAAGTCCTTGGGCATTTAAAAAATTCCGTAGAGATTTAAATATTGACGGACTAACAATCGCTGAAAACTTATATGCCTATCATTATCTAGAAAATACTGAAAGCCCAGTTTATCCCCCTATTAAAAACAAAGGTAACTATGATGCTGCGGCAGCATTGATAGAGTTGAATCGTTCATTCATGCAAGAAGAAGTTATTGCCTGGATGGACTATCAGATTCTTAACAACATCGCTCCATTCACTACTACTTTTCCTTATGATAAATCATTATGTAAACGTGATGTAGGATTATTAGTTAATTCTTTCATATTCGATTTGAAATATGGAGGATATGATAGAACTATCTCAGCAGCTTTAAAATATTACCAAAGTCCTAGTGCTCTAGTAGCTATCACTGCACAATTATCAGCATATGAAGCTGTATTAGGTTATCTAGAAAGCCTAATGCTAAAGATTATTGATAATACAGAAATTGTTCCAGTGTATCAAGATCTATTTTCTCAGATCATCGATCGAGCATTCACATCAGAAACTGAACCTATAACATGTACTATCAGTTACAGTACTCCTGCTGATATCGTTACTTTAGATTCTGTAACGTTAACTCCTATAGCACATGGATTACTAGAAGATGACCCTGTAGAATTTTCTTCAACCGGCTCGTTACCAGATGGTATAGTAGATGGACTTAGATATTATGTAATCGGTTCAGGATTAACATCTACATCATTTAGAGTTAGTACAGCCGAAGGCGGTACTGCTGCATTTACTACATCGGCAGGATCTGGAACACACACAGTAAACACTGGTGCTAGCAGTGTTATTACATCATTATTAAAAGCATTTTTTGATGTGATTGACGGGTCAGGATCAGTTAACTATCCTAAAGATAATGATAAAATGGATGTGTTCTTGGCCAATGACGCAAACATTGTCCGTGCTGTAACCTGTCAAGGTCATGGTGGATTTATGATGGTTCTAGACCCGACTGGTCAGATCCTTGCCAAATCACCATATGCTCAAGAGTGTGCTAGCTTTTCTAAATCAATTGATGCTCAAACATTCGCAGGTGGTATGTTCGTTGATGGTTTCTCAGGAAACTTACAATTTACTCACACAGCCAGCGCATCAACCACAAGGATTAGTATTGCTAGTCTAGAGAGACTACCTAATCTACCAGCTTCATTTATTGTTGATGACACTGTTCATAGAATTAACTATGTTCGAGATTTTACATATAACAAAGCAGGATCTACAGCTACTTTAGTCTTAGATGAAACAACTCCATTTGTTAGAACTCCTGGATCGCAGATCTCTACTATTAGTATAGGATCACCGGCTATCATTACCAAAGCGGATCATAGATTACAAGATGGCGCTATTGTTAAGTTCTCAACCACTGGAACATTACCTACAGGATTACTACCTAACAAAGAATATTATGTTCTAGGTGCAGGATTAACTAATAATACATTTAGAGTTTCTGGTACATTTGGCTCATCGATTCCTGTAACAACCACAGGTGCTGGTTCAGGAACTCACTCATATCAACGTATCTATGAAATATTAATGCCTGGTAATCGTTCTATGTTGGCCAACGACTTTACGCAGGTCAACGATATGGGATATGGTGCTATCGCACAAAACGGTGGATTGATTGAACTTGTTTCAATGTTTACCTACTACTGTTATGTTTCTTACTATTCTAACAGAGGTGGTCAAATCCGTTCTGTAGCTGGTTCTAGTGCTCATGGTGTGTATGCGTTAGTTGCTGAGGGATCAGACCCATTAGAAATTCCAACACCAACAGAATCATTTGATGACCTAGGACAACGAGTAATTTGTTATGCTCCAAGTCCATCATACTTTAATGCGTCAAATGGGTTATTTGTTTATGTTTGGAAATACAATCACCAACCATTGGCCAGTTCAGAACTTGAAGTTGACCATGGTAATGTAATTTATAGATATCCAATTACATCAGTATCGACTACAGATTTACCACCAGGAGTAACTAGATTAAACTTAACCAGTGACCCGACTGGTAACTTCACTGGGCTGTTTGACCAAATACTCGATGGCGAGAAAATGACCTTGCGATCAAATGCTAATATAGTTTTAACAGGCAGTTTAGTAGACGTTGCTGTTAGACCATCAACTGGCTTAAGGTTAAATGAATCAAGCACAGACGTTTATCGTGTACTACAATTTGAAGCATTAGAAGAATCAACTACTGGCGCTCTACCTACAGGGTATGGGCCTTATGAGATTTCTGTGGACACAGGCACTAATATCTTACAAGTATTAGCGACTATTGTCACTGTAGGTTATGAGTCCGATGATGTTACTCCGGCAGCTAATCTCTGTCGAACATCTGTTAATCATAAATTAACATTAGGTGATACGTTTGTACCTACATCAACTGCAAATGGGCTGACTAGTGGAACTACATATTATGTTGTTGATATTCCTAACTATGATGAGTTTTATCTATCGACGTCAATAAATGGATCTGTTGAATCCTTATCTAGTGGTACTGGATTATCTATTAAAGGCGTTAAGCCGCACGGACTTTTAGAAAATTTTACTATTGGTTTTGAAAGTTCGGTAACATTACCTAGCCCGCTAGTTGAAGGAACTATATATTATGTAATTTCGGATAATCTAACAACAACACAGTTCCAAATTTCTACAATCAAGAACAGTAGTGCTTTAGATATCACTACCTCAGGTACTGGAATCCATACCTATGCGATGTTAGGGTTAACTAAAACCACTATCAGAGAAAACTATGATTTCTTAGATCTTACTCTTTATCAACCAGGCGAAGCTGTTTATCTAAGTACATCAATAGCCACAGTATCTATAGCTAGTCCGGGAGTTGTAACTACTATCTCTGCTCATGAACTAGCAGCAGACGATTCCGTAATATTTTCTACCACAGGAGTATTACCTACAGGTATAACATCCGGTGTTAGATATTATGTGATAAGTGCAGGGTTAACATCTACATCATTTAGACTCAGCAGTACCCCAGGTGGATCAGTAATTAATACTTCCGGCACACAATCTGGTACGCATTCATTTACAAGAGGTGGTAGATCAAGCACTGTTACTGTCGCTAGTCCGGCCGTGGTATCAACAGTTAGCAGTCACGGGTTATTAGCTAATGATAAAATACAATTTACAGCAGTTGGTGGAACATTACCAATTGGAATTTCTGAATCTCTTAACTATTATGTGCTATCCTCGGGATTAACAGGAACTAGTTTCCAAGTTAGTACTTCAATAGGCGGTGCCGCTGCTAATACAACAGTAGTAGGGACAGGAACTCCTCACTTTACTAAAATAGGTAATACCTGCACGATCAGCGTAGGTAGCCCTGCAACCATAACAAAAACATCACATGGATTATCAATTGGTGATGTAATTAAATTTGAAACCACAGGATCATTGCCTGTTGGTATCAGTTCACAGGGTCAATATTTTGTTAGATCAACAAACTGGACCGCTAACAGTTTTGAAATATCTGTAGAACCTGAGGCGTTAGTTTCTTCAGTTGCAGTTGACACATCAGGTTCACAATCAGGTCAACATTATTTCAGTAGAGTAACTGGCCGAACAGGTGACAGCAGCATTGCTGTAGTCGCTCTAGGTTCAGGTGATGTTCCAAGAGCAGACGGAACTAAATTTGTATGGAAAGGTGAAGAATACACTATAGTTGATTATCAACCTGAAACTCTTACTAACAAACCTTATGGTAGATTGTTACTCAATAGACCATTTGTAGACAGTATTATTGATTACGGTTCATCTTACACTATTCGATCAGCTGTGTCTAAACGATCAACCGGCGCAGCAGGTTCGTTGACTATCCGTATTTCTTTAACACGTGTAACAGGACACGATTTACTAGAAATTGGTACAGGATCCTATGCTGATACAAACTATCCAAACGAAATATACGGACCAAGTGTTAACGCATTAAACGATGACAACGAAGTTGACGAACGTGATGTAGGTCGAGTATTCTATGTGACTACCGACCAATTTGGTAACTTTAACGTTGGTCCATACTTCCGTGTTGACCAAGGTACTGGTCGAGTAACTTTTGCATCAGCAATCGCGTTAAGTAACCTAGACGGTATTGGGTTTAAACGAGGCGTACCTATCAGTGAATTTTCAACAGACTCAGGTTTCTCAGATAACGCCACTGACACTGTACCAACAGAAAATGCTACACGTATCTATGTCGAACGTAGATTAGGTATTTCACATGATGGTGCACCAGTTGCTGCTGGTTTGTTAATTCCTAGTGTAACAGGTGGATATATGGCCTTAGATGGTCAATTGGCCATGAAAGCCAATATGGACCTCGATGGCAATAAGATTGTCAACGTAGGAAATCCAGTAAGTCCATTAGATGCAGTTAACCTACAGAGTTTGACTTTTGATAACTTCCAAAACTTCAGTGGTGGTGATTTATTCGCCAATGATATTTTAGTTTTCACTGGTGATGGTGCTGAAGCTGTTAATGCTACAGTAGTAGGTGACATTACTCTTGATATTGACTCAACAGCAAATACAGTTGACGCACAGATTAATCCTAATGTTATCTTAGATGCTGATGTTAATACCAATGCTGACGTTCTACAAAGCAAGTTATTATTAAATCTATCTACTACTAGAGCAGCAGCCCCAACAGGCACAGCTAGAGACAAGCAGGCTGCTAGCGGTGTGGCTAGTTTTGATAACATTGAATTTACCATCACCGATGGATGGGTAACATTAAAAACAGCAACTACAACAGCTAATGGTGTTGCACCTAGCAAGTTACAATGGCTTCCGGGAACTAGTGTTCTTGGAAATCCAGACATTGGCCTTAATGGCAATGTTGAATCTGTGCAATTTAGTCAGGTTGTTAATCTAGGTGAAGGTGTCAGAAAAGATCAATATGGTCAATATGGTGCTTCTACCGGAGTTTTACGCAGAACTACTTCTGGAGCATTAGATACAGCATTTACAACAATAGATGTAGCTGTTGGTACAGCACTAGCACCCGAAGGTAATAAACTTATCTTAAGAAATGCCTCTGGTAACTTTGGTGCTAATATTGGTGACTTAAGTCAATTATACATTGATGGTAAACTTGCTATTGACAGTGCTGTTACATCTGGAGTAGGTACTAATGGATATTTCCGCTTATACGGTTATACTGGAAATGGCGGTATATTAATTCAAGACGGTGATGATCCATCAAATAGAAAAACTTCTTATTGGAATAACCTCCACGCATTTAAAACCAGAGATGGGTCTACTGATGGTGATATCACAGCAAGAAGTGTTCAGTGCCAATCATTAACGACAGGTGGTAATATCACTAACGGTGAAATAACAGGACGCTGGACCTTAACTGGTACAAGCCCTAATGAATCAAGACTACAGGCAACTTACTCAGCTGACTTGGCAGAAAACTACGAAGGCGACAAATTATATGAAGTTGGTACAGTTCTTGTATTTGGCGGTGACAAGGAAGTTACTATAACTAATGCCAAAGGCGATACTCGTGTAGCAGGGGTTGTTTCTAACACTGCTGCCTACACTATGTATGAAGCATGCCCAGGACATAAAAACTTAGTTGCTCTACAAGGACGTGTGCCTTGTCGAGTAGTTGGTAAGATTACAAAAGGTGATATCTTGATCACAGCAGGTATTCCTGGAGTTGCTATGGCAGCCACAGGTGATGTTAAGGTTGGAACTGTTGTTGGTAAATCACTAGTAGACTATGATTCAGATCATATTGGAACAATTGAAATTGCGGTAGGGAGAACATAATGACAGCGGTTTTTATAGGTTCAATCACAGGAACAACCCTAACTGTAACTTCGGTTACATCCGGGTCTATTGGGATTGGAAATGCGTTGTACGGAACAGGTATAACTCAGGGAACATTTATTACATCAGGAAGTGGTACTAGCTGGATTGTTAATCAATCTCAAACATTAGGTAGCACTACAATAACTGCTAATTCGTTTAATAATAATATTACTCCGGGAGCTCCTCCACTATTATGGAGTGAAGTACAAACAGCGTTTACTAAAGTAAACGAAAACTTTGACGTATTAGTAGCAACAGTAGGAGGTGGTGCTGGATTAATCCCGATAGATTTTGAAACATTAGATACTAGTGTTAGTCCTACTATTGACAGTGAATACTCGTTAGGTAGCAGCACAAATAAATGGGCCAATGTTTATACATCTGAATACTCAACTGTTCCTGGTGAAGAATTAAACGGTGTATGGTTAGGTACTGCACATATCAAAGGAATTGGTGGAACTGTTGATCTACCCCTTTCATCAACTATCGATGGCAGTTTAATCATTGACCCAACCAAGACAACATTTAAAATTGTTAATGTAGAAGGTGAAGGTGAAATAATAGCCAGCTCATTTACAGACACATTAAATTTCGTCAATGGTACTGCTATACGATTAACTGTTAATTCAGGTTCAGATAGTATTATATTCGATAATACAGGTGTTATCAAAGTATCAGGTACTGTTGGGCAGATTGGTGTAACTTATACAGGTGCTGAAATAGGTACTGGTGAAATCACCTTAACTAATGATGGTGTAGTTTCTTTACTGAGCACAACTGCATTACCATCTGGTAGGACTGAGGGTGTGGGTATTAATATCAATGCTGCCAATGGTAGCAATATTAAAATTACCAACACTGGCGTATTATCTATTTCATCTGTTACCGCAAGTTTAACAGCCACACTAAATGCTGCCACAGGTAATGTTGAATTAGAAAATTTACTTCCAGCATATCCTGCATTTGGTAACATAGTTGCAAATGCTGGTTTAATTTCAGCAGTTGGTAGCAGTAGCGGAACAACCTTAAACATTACACAAGGATACGGTATTGCGTTATCCACAAACAATACAACAAAAACATTGACTATTGCAGTTGATCCAGTATTTGATCTTAGAGGTTCAGTGTTTGCAGATGATTCCACTGTGATGGTAGATGCTGTGAGTGGCACACTACGAGGTATATTCATAGGCTCTGTGTTTACAGATAGTTCTACTCAGATCATAGATGGCAACACTGCCACAGTCTACGGCAACATAGAAGCCACAACATTGAGAACCAGTGAAGAAAAGATAGCACTAGGTGAAAATGCCGGTTTAAATCAAGCCTATCGTGCAGTTGCCATTGGTGCATCAGCTGGATCAGAAGATCAAGGCACCCGTGCAGTCGCTA